TTATAGTATAGATGGATTATAAAAAAGTAATAGATAAGTTAGTAAGAGAACTCTCATATAGGGTAGGTATCCCTAATGTAGAAAATAAAGAACATCAATCAATCATGTCTGAAATCCTTTCAGAGTGGGGTGAGTATGATATAAAACAAACTATCTTTGAATTTCTTACTGAAGACCCAAGAAAATTTAAAAATCCAATTCTTAATAGAACCGTTAAGTATAAAGATAAAAATGGTAATGAGAAAGAAGGTATTGTTGGAAATCTATTAACTTCACCAAAAGATTCACCAGGTAGAATAGCTGCAGAAAAAATGTTACCAAAAGATGGTACACCTGAAAGAGATGCAATAAATAAAGAAGTTGGTTCTCAAGGAACTGAGAAAAAAATTGATTCCCCAAAAGGAAATTCAGATGATACTACCGATGATACTCAACCCACACAAGGTAGTGCATTGAAACCTGGTAGTGATTATGCAAAGAAATCTAAAGAACTTGAAGATAGGGTAAAGAAATCTAAAGAAGATAAATCAAGTAGTGATTCTGAAGAAAAACCAGATACATCTACTTTTGAAGTTGGTAGTAAAAGAAGTACTGAAAAGATAATAAAAGTAAATGAAAAGTTATCTGATAACTTAAAATTTATTGAAGAAAATTACGATAAAGTTAGATTGAAAACTGGTGGAGGTTCAAACTCACCATCAGTACAAGATGTTAAGGATTTGAAAGAATTTACTGAAAAACGAATGGTTCAAGATAGAAGAAGAAAAGAGGCACTTGAAAAAGGTGAGGAATTCAATGAAGAACCATATGTACATCCATCTATCATTCAGAGAAATGTTACTGATGATGAAGTTGATACTGCAATGGATTATTTCGAAGAAAAGTTAGAACCATCTGATTTTGGTAAATTGTTAAAAAAATTCTCTGCAGGAGGAGCAGTACCAAGACACTTAACGAAAGTTACTAAACTTAAAAAAGGTGAGGATGGGTATCCAGGTATTGATAAAAACTCACCAGGATATATAAGAGCAAAAAAGATTCTAAAATTATATTTGAAAAATGATTGTAAAAGTCCTGTAACAGGTAAACCATTACCTCTAAGTCATATGGAACCAGACCATAGATTACCATTTACAACTGCAGAATCTGATATTGTAGAATCAGGTAAGTACGAAGGATTATCTCTTAAGGCTAAAAAACCAGCTGATGGAAATTCATTACAAGAGATAATGAAGAAGAGAAAAGATGAACTAAGTGAAAGAGAACAAAATATTGTAAAGGATTTAGAACCATTACAAGCTAAGTATGATGACCCTGATACTAATATGGATTTAATGGCAGGTCCTGTAAATCAATTCAAGAGTGATTTGATAGATAATGATTTATTAAATTCAATTAGAAGAAAGTTAGCAGAGAATCCTGAGGAAAAGAAATTACAGAATGAGTATAAAACCTTAAGAAAAAAATTAATTAGAGAACATCATGCTGATAAAGTTAGTAGAGGAGATAATCCACCATATAACGAATATGGTATCAGAAATGCGGATAGTACTGAAACTAATGCAATGATGAAAGCTCATAATTTTTATCATCCTGATGCCAAAACAATTACTGAATTAGAAGGAGGAGACCCATCAAAGGGAATTCCAGCAGACCCACAGTATTATGATAAAGTAAAGGCATTTTGGAAAGAAAAGGGAGTAGAGTTACCTGAGAATAAGGAAGATATTGATTTCAAACAAGAACCTTTCAATAAAACTTTAACTGTATATGTACAAGCTGGTAGAAGTAGGGGTGGTGCAAAAAGAAGAAGTAAAGGACAAGACCACGAATATCTCATTGAAGAGTTTAAGAAATTTGGTTACTTTGGTAGTTCATTGGAAGATGATAAAAATCAAGAAGAAGTGATTGATGAAGCAAGAAAAGAAATGAACAAACAATTAGATACTAAAAGAATTGAAATATTAAAGGTTCAACTAGCAGACCCAAATATACAAGGTAAGAAAAGAGAAAATAGACAAAAAGAGTTGAATAACTTAGTAGCTATTTATGGGGAAAATTAATATTATAACCCCTCTTATATAACTCTAATCAGATGTACATTACCTTTTGTTAATATTTTAACATTTTCCATTTAATTTTTAATATTTATATGTGTTAAATCAACTAATCGATTTAAACAGGTAGTTATGCAAACACAGTTATTATGTACTTTCACAACAAAGGAAAAACTCCAAGAATCTTTACAACTAATTAGGGAGACATATCATATTGTCTATAACTATATTTACGTTCTTCAAAATAAAGGAAACTTAGATGAATTATTTATTACATATAATATAGATACATCATTTAAACCAGATAGACCTTTAGATGATACTATTTTAGTACATCGTAAAAAACAATCTAATACTCTTTATACAATTAATGCACTTAACGAATTAGTTAAGGAAGAAAATGGTGGTGTATTGGATAAAAAGTTTGCAATAGATTGGAATAAATTCAAAAATTCAATCATCGTTACCAATGTAGAAGGAACTAAGAAAATTTCTACACGAATCTTCGAGGTAATCGAATTTAACAAAAAATAATTCACTTTTTGCTTGGATAGTTCAAATATTTTTCGTATATTTACATAGTAAATAAGAAAGATATGTTGAAAGATAAAGTATTAAAAATAATCGATGAAGTGTTTCCAAAGATAGAGAAACACTATGGATTCTCTAAATTCCAAGAATGTACTCCATATGTTGAACTTCACAAAAACATCTACGAAAAATATAGTGGTGAAGAAGGTGCTCAAGGTGAGGAAGATAAATGTCACGCTGAGTATTGTTCAATGATGAACGAAATCACAGTTTACTATCCACAGATGAAATCTAAGAAAATGGTTATTCAAACTCTTATCCACGAATACATTCACTACTTACAATCACCATCTTGGTTTAAAAGATATTACAATATGGGATATGATTATGTAACTCACCCATATGAGATTGAAGCTATTAGTTACGAAAAAGATTATAAATTATTCATATAATAAAAAAAAAATTAAAAAAGACTTGGAAGTTTGAAAAAACTTTCGTATATTTGTATAACAAAATTAAAATTTAAATAAATGGCAGGAAAAAAAGTATTAAGTACTAAAAGTAAAAAACACAGTTTTAATCCAATTAAGGTAGAACCCCAATATGATGAGGTTTTACAATATGATAACCCAAAGGTTGTAGAAGAAATGGAAAATCAATGGCCTGAAATGACGGCAGAGTTTAAAAGAATTATGTTTACACAATATGAATTATTTTGTTTAAAACAATCTAACTATGGACCAGATAATATTTCTGTTGGTAGTAATTTAGAAACTGAAGATGAAAAGAAAGTATCTCTTACAGGTCTTTGGTTTAGAATGAATGATAAGATTCAAAGATTAAAACAATTAGTTGTATTAGGTAAACAAGATAATATAGGTGAATCATGTGAAGATACCTTCCAAGATTTATCAGTATATGGTATCATTGCTCAGTTGGTTTCAAGTGGGAAATGGGCTAAGTAAATTGTTAATAAGTAATTATAAAAATTCGGTGTTTTTTATGATTTCTTTATATTTATATATACACCGAGTGTTAATAAGTTTAGCACTCAAAACTTAAACTTAAAAAATAAATTAATTAAAACTAAAAGGTAAAAATCATGGCTTTAGACATTAACGCAATCAGAGGTAGACTGAACAAACTACAAAACACACAAAGGAAATCAGACTCATTATGGAAACCAACACCTGGTAAGCACCAAGTGAGAATCGTTCCTTACCAATTCGAAAAAGATAATCCATTCATCGAATTGTACTTTCACTATAACATTAACAACAAAACTTATTTATCACCACAATCATTTGGTAGACCAGACCCTATTGTAGAGTTTGCGGATAAACTAAAAAGAATGGGAGATAAAGAAGATTGGAAAGCAGCCAAGGCTATGGAGCCTAAGTTGAGAACTTTTGTTCCTGTTATCGTAAGAGGAGAAGAAGGTGAAGGAGTTAGATTTTGGGGATTCGGTAAAACTGTATATCAAGAAATCTTAGGTTACATTGCTGACCCTGATTATGGAGATATTACAGACCCAACAAGTGGTAGAGATTTAACAATCGAGTACAAATCAGCAGAAGAAGCTGGAACTACTTATCCAACTACTACTATTAGAGTTAAACCAAATGCATCAGCTCTTACTGAGGATGAAGCTAAAGTAACTCAATTTTTAGAATCACAAACTGAAATTACAGATTTATATTCTGAATTATCTTATGATGAATTAAAATCAGTATTAGAAGGTTGGTTAAACCCAAGTGGAGAAGGTGAGAAAGAAACTGTATCTCAATCTACCTTATCACAAAGTAAACCGGTTGCACAACCTGCACCAACTACAACAACAGAATCTTCATCGAAGAAAACTGATGATGTAGCGGCTGCATTTGATGATTTATTTAACAACTAAAAACCAATTTAATGGCGAAAAAGAAAGCAAAAGAGCTTGACTTGGCAGATATTCTGGCGGGTGAACTTAACAAACAATCGAAAGATTCCAAAGTAGCATTTTTTCTTAATGATGATGAAGCTCCTACAAATGTAGATGGGTGGATATCGACTGGATGTGCAATGTTGGATGTGGCTGTCTCAAATCGTCCTTATGGTGGTTTACCTGTTGGTAGAATAACTGAAATCACAGGATTAGAACAATCAGGAAAATCATTAGTATCAGCACACCTCCTTGCGGAAACACAGAAACAAGGTGGTGTTGCTGTTCTTATTGATACAGAAACTGCAGTAAGTAGAGAATTTTTAGAAGCAATCGGTGTTGACGTTTCTAAACTTCTTTATGTTACAGCTGATTCGGTTGAACAAATCTTTGATTTCACAGAAACTATCATTGAGAAAGTTAGAGAAACTTCCAAAGATAAGATAGTAACAATAGTAGTAGATTCAGTTGCGGCTGCTTCTACAACTAATGAATTAGCGGCAGATTACAAGAAAGATGGATATGCTACTGATAAAGCTATTATTATCTCGAAGGCAATGAGAAAGATTACCAATATGATTGGTAGACAGAAAATCTCATTGGTATTTACTAACCAATTAAGACAGAAGATGAATGCTATGTTCGGTGACCCTTGGACTACAAGTGGTGGAAAAGCTTTGGCTTTCCATGCATCTGTAAGATTAAGGTTAAAGAATATGGGACAAATCAAGATGAAGGTAAATGGTAAGGATAAGACAGTTGGTATGAAAGTACGTTGTCAAGTTGTAAAAAACAGAATGGGCCCACCTCTAAGGGCAGCTGATTTTGAAATTTTCTTCGATAGAGGTATTGATAACTATGGTTCATGGTTATCTGTAATGAAAGAAAATAAACTAGTAAAACAAGCTGGTGCATGGTATGCATATGTTGATACTGAAACAGGTGAAGAATTCAAATTTCAATCAAAAGATTTTATTCCTTTGATGGGTGAGAATGAAGAACTTAGAGAACAAATTTATAAAAAGATATGTGAAGAAACAATCTTACAATATAAAGGAGATACTCTCGATATTGATAATATGGAAATAGATACCAAAGGTGCTGGTATAAACGAGTAAAACTATGGATGCAAAATTATATGAAATGTTAATGAGTAGTGCCAAAGCTGATAAAGCAAAGGCTCTACTTTCATTAGAACTATTGGGTTCAAAAGCAGTTGGTATTGGTGACCATTCTACTGAAGATTTCTACAAAAATGCAGAGGAAGCTCTGATTAAGTTAGTAGATGCAGATGATAGAATAGGAACATTACAAACTTACTTTGACGGAAAAACTGTATTATAATGAAAGAACTTTACAAGAACATATTAGATTCGGTTGAGACCGATAGAGAAAATAATATCAATAGACACAAGAATTCTCGTGTATTAATTATTGATGGGTTAAATACATTTATCAGATGTTGGTCATCTATCCCCACTATGAATGAGGATGGAGACCATATTGGTGGTGTAACAGGAGCCCTAAAATCTATTGGATATGCAATTAGGCAAACTCAACCATCTCGTGTTGTTGTAGTTTTTGATGGACAGGGTGGTTCTAAAAGAAGAAAAAAAGTATTTAGTGGTTATAAAGCACAAAGAGATAAAAACAAACTCAGAGTTAACAGACAGTACGCTGATTTGATGAACGATGAGGATGAAAGAGAATCTATGAAAAGACAATTCGTTTGGTTAAACGAAATGTTAGATGGATTACCTCTTACAACTATGATATACGATGGTGTTGAAGCCGATGATATCATGGCTTATATAACCACAAATATTTTAAAAGAAGATGAACAAGCGGTGATAATGTCAACTGATAAGGATTTCCTTCAATTAGTTAATGATACTACAATTGTTTGGTCACCTACTAAAAAGAAAATGTATAATACAAAAATGGTAAAAGAAGAATATGGAATAGAATCTAAAAATCTTTTATTATACAGAGTATTAGATGGGGATAAATCAGATAACATACCTGGTGTATATGGGTGTGGAATTAAAACCCTAGTAAAAAGATTTCCTGAAATTACCGAAGAAAAGAAATTATCAGTAGATGATTTATTAG